TCTAGACAATGCAGGATATGATATTGAGTTAGATGATTTAAGAGATTATACTACAACCTTTACTTTTGACAAAGTGTCCGAGGATACATTCAAAAATAAGAACTGGCCTAAAGGTCATCCCAAAGAAGGACAACCGGTAGAACTACGTGACTATCAAATTGAAATTGTAAACAACTTCTTAGAGAATCCACAATCATTACAAGAAATTGCTACAGGTGCAGGCAAAACGTTAATGACTGCCGCACTAAGTTATAGTATTGAGAAGTATGGACGTAGTATTGTTATCGTCCCAAATAAATCACTAGTAACACAAACTGAAGCTGATTATATTAATCTAGGATTAGATGTAGGTGTATACTTTGGTGATCGTAAAGAATACAATAAGACACATACTATTTGCACTTGGCAAAGTCTTAACAACATGCTTAAGAAAACAAAGTCAGGTGAAGCAGAAGTAGAGATTGGAGACTTCATTGAAGGTGTAGTTTGCGTAATGGTTGATGAAGTACATATGGCAAAAGCTGATGCACTAAAAACATTGCTTACAAGTGTATTTGCTAAAGTGCCCATTCGTTGGGGATTGACTGGAACTATTCCTAAAGCTAAGTTTGAAGCACAGAGTATATTTGTTAGTTTGGGTAATGTTATTGGTAAACTAAGTGCTAGTGAATTACAAGATCAGGGTGTTCTTGCACGTTGTCACGTTAACATTATGCAGTTACAAGATGGCAAAGAGTTTACCAACTATCAAAGCGAACTAAAACACTTGTTAGAAGATAGTGAACGATTGGATAAGATTGCTAGTTTAATTAGTGGTATCAATGATACAGGTAATACATTGATTCTTGTTGATAGAGTTAATGCAGGAAAAGAGATTGTTAACAGATTGCCTGGTAGCGTATTCGTTAGCGGTGCTACTAATATGACTGAAAGGAAAGAGGAATATGATGAAGTTGCCACTAGTACGAATAAAATTATTGTTGCGACTTATGGAGTTGCGGCTGTTGGCATTAATATACCTAGGATATTTAACCTTGTTTTGTTGGAGCCAGGAAAGAGTTTTGTTCGGGTTATCCAAAGTATTGGACGTGGAATTCGAAAAGCAGAAGATAAAGACCACGTACAAATCTACGACATAACTAGCAGTTGTAAGTTTGCTAAACGGCATTTGACCCAACGTAAAGCTTTTTACCGTGAAGCCAATTACCCCTTTGATGTAGAAAAGTTGACGTACAAATAATTATAAATATTCCCAGCCTGATCTACCGCGTTTTATTAACCCTCGGATAGCCTGACCACTAATACCATATGATAATCCGGCTAGTTTTGTACTAGGAAAATGTTCTCCTGAGGGAGAAATACAAGGTCGATTGCGGTATTCTGCTAGTTTTTTCTTAGAATTAGTTGTATGTGTTTTTCCTTTAAAAGGAGATTTTCTGCCCCTAGCACTATCAGCCATTTTTTGTTTGGTATCATCACTATGCTTTTTAATACCTTTAGTAAGCGCAGACATTGCAGCCGATGCTTCACGTTTCAATTGCTCATACAACCTTGATGATATTTTATATCTATTATGTAGTTTTGAATGTGCGGTCATCATATCCACAGCCTTAATCATTTGAAATTTTGCTTTTCCCTCAACCATTTTAACTAATAATCTATGACAAATAAAATGCTCTCTGGCTGTTAATCTAATTAAATTATCTTTTTTATTAGTACCGCCGAGACACTTTGGGATTATATGATGTTTTTCCGAGTATTCATCCAAAACTCTTGCTTTTGCTCTATTAACTATGTTATTATACGTTATGGTATACTTATTATCTAAATACATTGCTGATTGCTCCTTTGTAGCGTTAGAGAGGGTGGGAACTGCAATTCCGCGACCCTCACACTTATTTATCACGGAGAACTAAAATTCGCATCCTAACACTAGACAATGAGTTCTATAACCTAGAAACACTTCCCGAAGAAATTGATGACCTGCGTTTTGCTATATTGGACAATAGTAATCCCTCAAACGTAGATTATCATTACATTCCACTAATCTTTTTGGAATCATTTAACAGTCCTGCACTTGTATTAAAGATTGGTAACAGCACTATTAAGATGCCAGTGGATTGGCAAATACTAATTGGCGAACAAGAACATGGGGACTTAGAGACATTACCATTAACAAGTATCAATGATAGAGGCTTCAATGCATTTGAGTTTAATCCATTAAGTTCATTCAGTCCCTCATTCGTACCTATCGAGATTGTAGATATCTATCACGATGTAACATGGTATGCACCTCGCTTGAAAAACGGACAGTTCTTATGTGTGCCGATTGATGATGGACCTAAACCTCGCTGTGTATATTTTGTTAAAGAAATTAGTCGTAATTGTGAAATAGTAGATTATAGTCAGGCATTCTAATGGCAACGAAAAAGAGTACACCTACTGATGAAAAGTTTGAAGGGCAAGACTTTGACTTGTTTGATGCTCTTACAGCTATGGATAAAAAAGACTATGGTTATTATGACAGATTAACAGAAGAACAACAAAAGAAGTTTGTTCCCTATATGATGACACATTGGATGAGTGCTATTAAAGGATCGGGTGACGTTCAGGGCTATTATTTACGTAGTGTTGACTATCACGCAAACAAACATCTATTCAATGAATATGTACAGAAACATCCTAAATTGCAATGGTATATGTTATGTGCTAGTAGTCCTGGATTAGGAAAACAGTTCCATCAATGGATTCCCCATTTAGGTAGCAAAGTTACATCATTAAAAGAACCTGCAAAAGCAAAAGATATCAAAGAATATTACACTAAGATTTATCCCAAAGTTGGTGCAGATGATATTGATGAGATTGCTAAGGCCTTTGTAGTAGAACATAAACGTAAATGTTATCTAGCAGAAACATTCCCTAACTTAAAACAATCGGATATAGAAGTTCTTAGTCAATTGGTGACTGAAGAAGAAATTAAGCAATATGAAAAAGACCGAGGAAACTAAATCACTACATGGTTGTGAGTTCTGTAAAGCTACGTTCCAACGTGAAAGCACAGTACTTAAACATATATGTGAAACTAAACGTAGATGGTTAGAACGTGACCGTCAAGGTAATCGTGTGGGTTTTCAAGCTTGGCTACAGTTTTATAAGAAAAATACTGCAGGTACAAAAAATCGTACATATGAGGAATTCATTAAGAATCCTTATTACCTTGCGTTCATTAAGTTTGGTCTATATTGTGTAGAGATTAAGTGTATTAATGTAAGTAGATTTAGTGATTGGTTATTAAAGAATTCAATTCGTATTGATAACTGGCGACAAGACAGTAACTATACAAAGTTCTTATGTGAATATTTACGAACAGAAGATCCATTAGATGCGATACATCGTAGCATTGAAACTACAATGGATAAAGCTGAAAATGAAAAAATTCAAAGCAGAGATTATTTACGCTATGGCAATGTAAATAATATATGTTATGAGATTGCCAGAGGACGAATTAGTCCATGGATGTTATATCAAAGTTCTAGTGGTGTAAGATTTTTAGATACATTACGTGATGACCAGCAGAAGATGATTATTGACTATATCAATCCAGAGCAATGGGCCATTAAGTTTAAACGTGAACCAGAAAACGTGAAACAAGTTAAGGAATTATTAAATGCGGGCGGGTACTAGAGTTCGTATACCATGGCAGAAAGGTGATATTATAGATTGGAATCAAACCTGTGCTTGGGCTATGGAACAGTTTGGATTACCCGGTGATAGATATGTTACACACTCAACTGAAAATTATTTGGATTTCTATTTCAAGGATGAACGTGATGCTATTCTTTTTGAGTTGACCCGTGGCTGACGTTATCCTATATATTACCGCCAAAAGAACTATGGAAATAGGACATGAGTTACGAAACATGGGTTATATTCAGGGTGTTGATTTTGACTATGCTTACTACCAAGAGAAGTATGACAACTTTAGCCATGAACCTATTGTGAAACGACATGCAAGATTTACTTTTTACAATGATACTAATGCTAGTTATTTTGCGTTGAGGTGGGGATGAATATAACAGAAGAAATTATTAATCAAGTAGCCGATCAAATGGCTAAAGATATTGACGCAATGGTGTTAATGTCTGCATTAGGATGGCATTCTTTTGATTTTAATAAAGGTACCGTTTATGGTCAACCGTATTTGACTGTACAACCATTGGACAGTATTAAATGGAA